TCCAGCTCACCACGGAGTGCCCGCAGAGCCTTCCTGTCCCACTCTGGTCGTAGATCGATGTACCCGCTTCCGACTTTGTGGTCGTTAGCCATCTCGCCCCACCTCCTCTACTTCTGTCTCTTGCCACCAGCGCCGCCGAAGAAGGCAGCTCTCTCAGCCTTAGTGCTCATAGGCTTCTTCTGTTTGGGTTCGCCTGGGCGCTCCCGGCGCTTAGGTGCTTCTTTTTGGACCTTCGCCCACACAGACTCCTTCTGGAATCCGGAGGACGCACCCACCTGGGTGTAGTAGAGGTTGAGTTCGAGTAGGTCGATGATGTCTTGGGTAAGGTGCTGGTTGATGTCGTACTTCTTCCAGTCCTCTGCGTACCACTGGACGTATCGACTCTCACGAGGGAGGTTGGCGAGGTGTCTAGCGACCCACCCAATTTCACTCCCTGGTCCGTGGAGCAACTGAGAGAGATCCAGCCTGTAGGAGTAGTACTGAGTGAAGTCAACCTCCACCAGCTCATGCAGATTAGGATCTCTCGCCAGATTCGCTAGATGGGTTATTCCCCCGCTTTCGCCCCGAACGCGGTCCACGCGGCGGCACCGAACTCGTTGATGTCCTTCACCTTCACGGGGTGGTTCAGTCGCTTGAACCGGTCCCACTCCGCACCAAGCAGTAGCCGAGTGGCCAGAGCGGTCTTGTCCTCTTCGATAGCTTCCAGGAAGTCACCATCGATGTCGTCAACCGAAGTCGGGACAGCGTAGGTCTCTCCACGGAACTCGAAGGTCTTGGCCGTAGGAGCCTTCACGACCTTCACAGCAGAGTCTTCAATCATCGGATTTCCTTAGTTTGTCGTAACAGGGTATGGGTGTAGCTGGGTGGGAGGGAGCCGAAGCCCCCTCCCGATGGATCACGTAGCTGGGATCAAATCGGCGTTCGAGCTCAGCAGAACGGCGGTGTAGCCGTCCGGGCCGGTGAGGGCACGGAAGGTCACGCCTAGACCAAGCAGCTCGGAACGCTGTAGGTTCAGGGCTTCACGGTCGGTGATTTGCGCTCTCGGGACTACGAGGCGGTTTAGGTCGCCTTCGTCGTCTTCCCATTCCACGCAGAGGCTTCTTTCCTGGGTGCCGGGTGAGTTACTGACTTCGAGTCTCGCGACCCCGCCAGAGTTCTCCCACTGGTTGCCCAAGAAGTAGAGGCTCAGGGTGTCCTGGTTGAACTGCGCCGGAACGAAGTTCACCTCGAACTCGACACCGGTGATCGGCGTCTTGATCGCCTGAAGCGACTGCCAAACGCGGATGTCGTTGGTGTCAACAGAGGGCGTAAGCGACACACCGTCTTCGGTGATGTAGCCAAGCTCTGCCCAAGTCGGGTCCATAACGTCCACCACTCCCACTGGCTCGGGTGAACCAACAGCGGCGACGTAGACCTTGCCAGACGGCGCTAGCCGTACCTCCTCAGTCACAAAGGCCATGGTCAATCAACTCCTTTCTATGATTGGTTAGCTAAGACCGGGCGTACTCGACCGGTCGGGGGTTGTGTGTAGCCGAAGGGACACTACGTATTGAGGACTCTCGGAATATTTGTCTGGAACCCTGAAGGGGCCGACTTCCTCACCTGCTGCGCAGAGAGTTACTCCAAAGCCCCGGTAGCTACCAGCGGCCCGAATTATTGATGCCTCGCAAAGATTGATGACATCACAAGCGATATCCCGGCTTTCTGCAAGGACATTCAAATCGATTCGCGGCCTAGAAATCTTAGGCCAACTCTTACTGCCACCTTCACGGGTGACAACAACCCACCGCATACCTCGCTCGTACCCGACCAGAGAAGTAGTGATTCGGTTTAGGTCGTAAGGTTCTAGCTCTGGGGTGTAGTTCCGAAGGATGTCAACACAGGCTGATTCTGGGTCGCCTTCAAGGACCAATGGCCAAATAGGATCTACCATCTTGACCTCACCACCGTTCTAGATACTCTGCCATCGCTAGCAGAAGCTTTGGATTGTCCTGTACTTTCCCCAGGACAATGTTGCATCGATTGCATATCAGGGCGCGGGTACATTCACCGCAGCTTGGTTTTCCTGAGCAACATGAGTGATCATGATCTACGGAGAGGCTCGGGTAAGAAGAGCAAGTCTCTTCACATATGGAGCACACTCCATTTTGAAACTCAAGTCGCTCCTTGTATTCTTCAATACGCATTCTGTAGTTTGCCCAAAGGGACTTATCTTTCTTGTCCGTTTTTTCTAGATGGACCTTGTGCCTATCTGGGTTTTTCTTCCGCCACTCCCTGGTGTAGTCTGAGTTGCAAGGTCTGCACATAGCAGAGAGTCCCTGACCGCAACCCTTGTCCTTGCTTTTGTAGAAACTTTCATTAGGCTTCTCAACTTCGCAACTTCTACAAACCTTCATTAAAGTCTTCCTTCAGCCTCTAAAGCGTCTAGTGCAAGGGTCATTGGGCGATAGCCGAGAACCGGAGTTTTGCCTCCAGCATGTGCACCGTGTTCGACCCAAAACGTCTCGTCTGAGTTGCCAGCACGGATGACACCATTGGGAAGGGTGTCGATGAAGAAGGACTGTAGGTATCGTGGTGGTGAGGTCTCAGAGGTTTCACCTTGGTTGGTCTTGACCTCTCTAGCGACGAAGATTGCCTTAGCAATCTCCACCCATCTCTCAGCCCTGCTCTTCGCGTACCTGTGGTACTCAGGAGAGGTCGCAGCCACAGCCTTCAGTTTGGCTCCGTCGATGTGTAACTTCTTGACTCGTACGGTGTACTTCAACGGAACCCCCTCTACCCAGCTATCAACCTGATGATGAACGCGACATGATCTAGACGACTTGGGGGGTTGAGGGCGTGCCACGGACCAGGTTCGCCATGGACGTCATACTCTTCATCCCTCCACCGGACACGACTGGTACGGAAGACGGCGGTGTTAGCTGGTGCGTACACCCTGAAACCTGACCGGGTGAACTCGCGGTCTAGGTTGAACTCGAACTGGAGCTTCTCAGCTAGAGGGAACGCCTGGACGTTGCAGTGAGGGACGGTGACACTGGTGGCGTTCTCCCAATCTCTATAGAGGGAGTTGTCCCTGGGGTTGGTTATAAGTTCAGCGTTCAATATGATGATGCTGTCTGTCCCGAGGTACGCAGCCATCACAGACTCCTATCTCTGGTTGGAGTCACTACAACCTCCAGCAGTGCGCACTAGGTCTGTAGCCGTCGAGGATCCTCTTCTGGGACTCATCCCAGCTTGACCGCGTCCACCGGTACTTCTCGGAGACGTCACCAACCGCACGAGCCTCAAGCTCACTGCTGTCTGGCCCATAGACCTGCTCTTTGATCATCTCCGCTGCGACGGTCTTCAACTCCTGAGGAGCGTTGAGGTAGCCGTAGGTGTAGGTGATGTCAACGGTTTGGTACGGGTAGAGGCAACTGATCTCGTCTAGGCCATCGAACTCGTAGTAGCCATCCCACAGCTCATACAGTGACCGGCTGCCGACAGCAGCGACAGTGATGGGTTCGAGGTCGTCAACAGGACCATTCAGCTCGATGATTCCCCATCCGTCAGCCTTATATCTCCACGTCTCTGTGACCACCGAGAACGACAGCGACAGCTCTTCTTCGAGGAAAGCAGTCAAGGAATCGATGAGGTACTGGAGATAAGGCTCTTCTTCTTCTTCGATCTCGCGGTTGAATACCGCAGCGAGGTCTTCGATCTCCAGCAGCATCTTCTACCTCCTATAGGTTTAGATAGTCTCTGAGGACGTCATAGCCGTCTTCTCTGAGGATGTTGAAAGCTATTTCGACGTCATACAGCTCTTCCTGGGACTGCTCCCACAGCTCCCGAGAGCGCCTCTTAGCGATCTCGGAGTAGAAGTCGTACTGGTTGTGGACAGCCAGCAGACTGGCGTCCCAGGAGTCGTGGTCGTCATAGGGGAGGTAATCGACCCCAGCACTCTCTCTGGTGCCTTCGACGTCACTCATCAATGTCGGAATGCCGCTAGCAGCGGCCTCCACCGCTACCCTCCCGAAGCTCTCTTGCTTACTCGGGACCAACAACACCTTCGTCTGGCGGTAAACAGAAGCGATATCAGTGGTGTGCTCGATGATCGTGACGTTGTCTAGTTCTTCGACGTGTTGGTTAGAGTAGGCCCCTTTGACCCCTAAGAACGGCAGGTGGGGGTATCGCCTAGCAAGTTCGTAGAAGGTCTTATAGCCTTTGTCGTAGAAAGGGTCACCATCTGAGAGGTTAATGAGGGTTATGCACTCTCCGGTACGATCTACCCGGTATTTCTCAGGATCGACTGGGGGACGACAGATGACACTAGGAGTGCCCACTCCTTCGCTTTTTAATTTATCTGAGACAAATTTGGTGTTGTACACCGCGAGGTGGGTGTTGCTCTGAATCATCTTCTTCGTATGAGGATGGGCGTTATGGGCGAAGTTCACTACGGGCTTCCCCGCCATCCGTGCCACGAGGCTCCCTCGGAGGGCTGAGCCGAGCTGGGTTACGACGACGTCTGCGTGGGGGAAGTACTGGAAGGGGAGGTTCTTTTTGTCAGCGGCTGTTTGGTTGGTCCGTACTGTGATACCGTCGATGTCGTAGCTGGGGACGCCCTCAGTTACCTCACTCAGCAACACTCCAACTTCATGCCCTTGACTGACTAGGTGAGTCAGGATAGAATGAGCGGTAGTTTCCCCGCCTGCCTGGTGGCCCATTGGACCTGGGTAGGCGTGACTGTAGAATAAAATCCGCATAGGAGGTCTCCATGAAGGCGAAGGACAAGTACGGGAACGTCTGGAAGATCAAGGCCAACGAGTTGTCACCCTGGAAGTACGAGGCTGTTCTGAGTCACAAGAACTGCAACAAAGGCGAAACGGACAAAACGTGCTCGCACCGGATGCCGTCGGGCGGCGAAATCGAGGCATTCTGATGGCCGCGCGGGGTGGTAGTGGTGGTAGTGTTAGCAAAGCTAAGGTGTTGGAGGTCGCGAAGAAGGCCATGCACGAGCACGGGTTCTGTTACGAGATCAAAGACATCCTAGCTGAGCTTGGTATTGAGTGGACTCAAGACTCTTACAACGTCTCCTTCACGATCCCAGAAGCCGATCTGCTCGCAATCGATAAAAACTTCGCAACAGTGTTCAACGAAGGGCGGTATAATGGCGAGTGGAGGTTCGTCACTAACGCAATCGTTGAGGCTCTTCAGAAAGAACACTACAACAGCGACACAAGTCTCGAAAACTTCAACATCACTGTAACGAGGGTAGCCAAATAGATCTCCTGCAACGAGTAGCGTCATCAACTACAGCAGTTTGAGATCGGGGACCGAGGGGACTGGAGACCCCCTCGGTCCTTTCTCTTGTTATTGAGGAGTAGATACGTAGGTCGGGAACTCAATTGACAACTCAGCCGCGACCTCGACATCGCCCCGAAGGGCTGAGGCAGCAGCCTGAGCAGCGCCTTGAGAGGCGTGAGTCGACCATAAGATGCCGGCACCGAGAGTGTCATAGGTCCAAACACGGAACTCCCAAAGGGCCGTCCCAGCGTTGTAGCCAATATAGGTCTGACTAATACACTCTAAGCGTACATACCGATCAGCAGTAAGCGGGACCTGAATGAAAGCCATCTGTAACTCCTCTCAACGTCTCCAGCTACGGTCAGCTAGAGAGATCGCCGGTCGGAACTAGAGCACTGAATGGGAATTCCCCACCGAGACGCATGTGCGGGTTCACGATGTTCGCAGCGATCCGGAAGGTCAAACGAATGACCTTAGCGTCCTGCTGGAAGGTGTTCAGCACAAGTTCACCGGCGGTGTTGAAGATCGGAGCACTGTCCGAGATCGCCCACTGGAGGTCCTGACGGATGCCAATCTTCAGCTTACTCCAGTCACCAGCAATCATTAGGGCGTCGTCTTTGTGGGTGTTCCACGTACCGTTGCGCACCTCTTCTAGCGGCTGGCCGTAAACGGTCTGGGCCGGCGAGCCGGGCACCGTAGCGTAGATTGGCGTGCCATCGTCCGACCGAAGCCGAACTAGCTTCCACTTAAACCCAGGGTAGGTTACGAACCCAGTGGGGTCGTAGCCATCCTCAGCCATCAGCTCAGCCATCGCGGCGATAGCGTCCGCGAGGTCGCGGTAGAGGCCAAGCGTCGGGTAGGTGGCGTGGATGTCGGAAGCCGACACCGTGTTACCTGAGGCCAGCGTGTCCGGGAGGACGCCGTTGAAGCCGTTCGCAACCCACGAGGACGGGATTTCCGTACCCCAGAGGATAGCGTTGTCAATAGCCACAGCGACCGCAGCCACGAGATCGGGACGGATAACCCCGAAGTCGACATCGCTGTCAGACTCCCAGGTGTCAGGCAGAGGAACCACAACCGCGATTTCCTCGGCCTCCATCTTCTTCTCGCTCCACGACATGCTCGTGGTCTGCTTCAGTGCGACGTCCTTCGACGCTCTGGAGCCATCACCAGCGCCACCGAGGGCGTCGGTCGTACCCTTAATCCAGTACGCCTCAGCGGGAGACTCCTTGATCGTGAAGACCTTGGTCCGGCTGTTCATCTTGGTGACCTCGCCCAGCTTCAAAGCTGACGACGTCGCCTGAGCATCTTCGATGATGCCAGCAGCAAGCTCCGGGGGGAGTTCACGGACCTTCTGGTCCACGTAAACCGAGGAGTTACCACTGTCATTTCTAAAAAGACCAGTGTTGTAAGCCATGTGTTTTCAACTCCTTTCTAAGAATAGAGAGATAAGTGAGAATTACTTCCAGAGCTGGGAGTTCAGCCAGTCAGTACCGGCTTGGTTGGGATCTTCGCTCTTGGATTCATTGACGGCTTCACCCCGCGCGCCTTGGAAGACGCTTGAGGGAGGGCCTATGCGGCGTACGCCGCCAGTGAGTTCGGAGACGCTGTCTTTAGCCGGCAGCTTCGCTGCTAGCTTCTTGGCGTTCTCCAGCATTTCGTCTTCGGTGTCGCCGTTGACCAGCTCATAGAAGTCGAGGTCGAGCCCCGCCTGCAATGCAACATCGAACTGATCAGCCTTACGAGCTTTCTTCGAGAGAGCGACGTTATCAGCAGCGAGCTTCTCTTCCTTGCTCATCTGGCTTTCTTTCCACTTCTTGAACTCGTCCAGCTCAGCGTTCACGGACTGCTTAGCAACCCGGTGCTTCGCGTTTTCTTTGTTCAGCTTCCCGATATAATCGATCAGCTGATCGTTGGAGAGTTCCTTCAATGGAGTTTCCACCACCGGCTCACGCTCGGTTTCAGTGGATTCGGCAACAACAGGCTCCTGGCCATTTTCCGTAGACATCTTTTCTACCTACCTTCTACCTTCTAGGAGAGGATGATTTTGACCCACCAGGGGTCGGTTTCTTAACCGGCGTTGCGCCGGAAGCTTTTGCTTTAGCACCGATAGCAGCAGTCTTCAGAGTGGTGTCAGATCCGACATCAACCTTCTTCTCTTCGACTGCCAACTGCTTCTCCATCATCATCTGTTCTTGCTCCAGCTTCTGCTGCTGGAACTTCTCAGACTCTTCAACAAGAAGATCGATGACGTCAGGCGGATAGCCCATTCTCTGAGCCAACACCCGTAGAGCGAACGGAGGAGCGGATGCGAGCATCTGAGACTCCTTGAGGATGGCGTCTGCTTGCTCGACGTGGTTCTTTACCGCCGGGTCCATCCACAGGACTTCGGTGTCCTTTTCATTGGCCATCGCGTCATTACCCTTCAGACTGAAGACGTACTTCTCAGCCTTCTCTAAGGTGTAACCGACAGCTCTGGATCGGGCCTTCACCCGGAAGACATAACTCGACTCGGCTTGAGTAAGGGTGTCCCCACCGATGTTTGCGATAGTCCCCATCAAGTAGTGGGGCGGGACCTGACTGATCTGAGAGATATTGATGATGTCGTCTCTGACTGCCTCAAGCAACTGAGTGATGTCAGCTTGCTCGAAGTCACCGAACTTCGCATCAGGGTTCGTGAAGTACCAGAGGATGTCGCTACCCGGATCGAGCGGCGGGGCCTGGCTCTCCTTCTTGTTGCCCTTCTTCGTGCCCTGCTTCTGAGGACCTCCGCCAGTAGCCCACCGCTGGCGGTAAGCCTGGCTCTTAGAGATCACCAGTCTGTCAAGGACAGTGTGGTTGATGCGGTTCTGTACAGAGATGATGTCGTCAACTTCGCTCTTGCCGTCTGGTCTCCACTGGCACCGGAACAGACCGACCTCACCGGTTTCGTTGACCTCTTCGCTGAGGAGCTTGAAGTCACCAACGGACAACGCAGCGGAGGCGTCAACCCCTGCTTCCTTAGAACCCAGGAAAACATGTGTGCTGTCCGGGAAGTAGAGCACCGCGACGACCTGATCTAGGAAGAAGTCCTTCCACAGTCTGATCCCGCAGAGAGCCCGGTTGGGGCGCTGAGGATCCGGGAAGACATGGCAGATCTTCGGGTTCTCGACCGTGATGATCGGCTCTGGAACGCCTGATGCACTCCTTGGGATGTCAGGCTTCTCCACCGGGGGCTTCGTGAAGGCTGTAGTCGGACGGCCTGGATTGAGCGGGTCGGTGGGGCTAGGACTAGGGTCTACAGGCTCTTCAGCAGGATTCGGAGGAGGCTCGATAGGAGTCTCTTCAGCGAACCGTTGCTCGAAGGCTTTGCCCTCGGGGGACACTGGCTCTCTAGCAGGCCCGACGAGAAGGTACCCCTCACCGAAGGTGGCACAGTCCCAGATAAAACCCTCTAGCTGAGAATCCATGTCGTTATACATCCAGTTAGCACGAGCCTCAGGGTTGCTAGCTTCCCCTTGTCCGAACCGGAAGCCGTTAACAGACATCCGCTGGGTAATAGCGCCAACGACCA